TGTAAACCTCCCAGATATTATGATAAAATTCTTGAAAGAGAAGATCCAATTCTTTATGAAAAAGTGCGTCGATTACGTCTTGAACGTGCTTTGGACAAAGATCCAAAAGATTTTACGTATCGACGCATGATGGATCGAGAAGGTTGTTTGCAAGTGAAGTTTAAAAAATTAATAAGAACAGTTGAAAAGGAGTTAGTGTTATGATATTTAAAGTTTTTAGTGTTTATGATAGTAAAATTGAAGCTTATTTACCTCCTTTGTTTATGAAGTCCAAAGGTGAGTTTCTTCGTTCTTTTGCGGAGGCCGTTAATGACAGTAATTCTAATCTTAGTAAGTATTCGGGTGATTATACAGCTTTTGAGTTAGGTACTTGGGATGATTGTAAGTCTTTGTTTGATTTGCATGTTACACCGATTAGTCTTGGTGTCGGTATAGAGTTTAAGAAGTCTGATTCTTAAACAGGGGGGTGCAGGGGGGCAAGCCCCCTTGCCATGAGATTTGTTCTGTACGGAGGCTCTGTAAGTCAAATTCGGGTTTTGCGTGTGCCTCCGTACCATATCAATAGAATTTTAATTTTTGATGGGGTTTTTTATGTTAAGAGGTCATGTGCCGAGTGTTGATTCGAGAGCGTTACATACGTTTAGTCGTTCTCCTCAGGCTAATATTCCTAGATCTACGTTTAATAGATCGCATGGTTGTAAGACGACGTTTGATGAGGGTTATCTTGTTCCGATTTTTGCTGATGAAGCATTGCCGGGAGATACATTTAATCTTCAGATGCATGCTTTTGCTCGTATGGCTACGCCTATTTTTCCTTTGATGGATAATTTATATTTAGAGACTTTTTTCTTTGCTGTTCCTTATCGACTTTGTTGGGATAATTGGGAACGTTTTAACGGATATCAACAGAATCCTGGTGATAATACAGATTATTTTGTTCCGTATGTTGAGATGAGTGCTACTGGTGCTGCTGAGAATTCATTATTTGATTATTTTGGTATTCCTACTAAAGTTAATTATCTTAAAGTTCGTTCTATGTTTTTTAGAGCTTATAATTTGATTTATAATGAGTGGTTTCGTGATGAGAATTTACAGAATTCTGTAACTATTAATAATGATGATGGTCCAGATTCTTATACTGATTTTAATTTGTTGAGACGTGGTAAGCGTTATGATTATTTTACTTCTTGTTTGCCTTGGCCACAGAAAGGTGTTGATGTTACTTTGCCTTTAGGTACTACTGCTCCAATTTATGGTGATGGTAATCCTACTAGTGTTCGTCCTGATGGGTTTCCTACTCGTGTTGGTAATTTAGTTTATTCTGGTGGTGGTTCTCCACGTCAAGATATTGGTGCTAATATTTCTTCTTCTGTTTCTGCTGGAACCAATATGTTGTTTGGTGATGCTACAGGTGATGGTGTTGGTTTATATGTTGATTTGACTGGGGCTACCGCTGCTACTATTAATGATTTGCGACTTGCGTTTCAGACGCAGAAGCTTTATGAGCGTGATGCTCGTGGTGGTACTCGTTATACTGAGATTATTAGATCTCATTTTGGTGTTGTTTCCCCTGATATGCGTTTGCAGAGACCTGAATATTTAGGTGGTGGATCTACTCCTGTTATGGTGAATCCTGTTGCTCAGACTTCTGCAACGTCTGGTTCTAATGCTTTAGGAGATTTGGCTGCTTATGCTGTTTGTGCTCCTCGTGGTCATGGTTTTACTTATAGTGCTACTGAGCATTGTATGATTATAGGTTTAGTTTCTGTTCGTGCGGATATTAATTATCAGCAAGGTTTAGAACGGATGTGGAGTCGTGAGACTCGTTTAGATTATTATTGGCCTGCTTTGTCTCATATTGGAGAACAAGCGGTTCTTAATAAGGAGATTTATGCACAAGGCAACGGTACTGATTTGCTTGTATTTGGTTATCAAGAGCGTTTTGCTGAGTATAGATATAAGCCTTCTATTGTTACTGGTAAGTTTCGTTCTAATGCTACGGGAACTCTTGATGCTTGGCATCTTGCTCAAGATTTTGCTTCATTACCAACCTTAGGATCTACTTTTATTGTAGAAAATGCTCCTATGTCTCGTGTCATTGCTGTTAATACTGAGCCTCATTTTCTCTTTGATGGATTTTTCAGTTACAAGTGTGCTAGACCTATGCCTGTTTATTCTGTTCCTGGTTTAGTAGATCATTTTTAAGGAGGTTTTATGCAATTTGCTGCTCCCGCTCTTGCAGCGGGTATTACTTATTTAGGTGCTCGTAATGCTAATGAGGCTGCTCAAGCTAATTCTCGTGAACAAATGGATTTTCAAGAGCGTATGTCTAATACTGCTTATCAAAGATCTATGCAGGATATGCGTGCTGCTGGTTTGAATCCTATTTTGGCGTATAATCAAGGTGGGGCGTCTGCCCCTTCTGGTTCTATGGCTAATGTTCAAAATGAAATGGCTGGTGCTGTTACTTCTGCTCTTGATGCTAGACGTTTTAATGCTGAGATTAAGAATCTTGAAAGTCAAAATAAGGTTTTAGAATCTCAAGCTTTGTTGAATGTTACTAGTGCGAAAGGTCAAGCTTTTTCTCATGCTGGTAAAGGTGTAGAAGAAGAGATTGACAAGAGTGTTGTTGGTAAGGTTTTGAAATATGTTGAGAGGCTTGCGCCTGTTTTGAAGTTATTTAAAAGATAGGAGTTTTTTATGTCTAGAGTTCAGTTACATTTTGATGAACCAACATTGACAAAACAATGTTTTAAAGATGAATGTGATGTTAATGTTATTATGAGTCGTTTTAAGAAAGTTGGTGGTCAAGATTTTTTGTCTACTTATTCGGCTGCTT